CTCCGCATCTCTGCGGAGGGGGATAATCTCTTACCCCCCACACCTTTCGGTGATTACGGTAAGAGTCCGCACTTGGTTGTGAGGCCAAGTGGGGTCAGTCCAGATCGGAGGCTATCTCCTCTTATTGAAGTAGGCAAGCTCTAAGCCTGCCATCTCCAAGAAGGATGGAACCTTATCGGCGAAAATGCTCGACACACGAGAAATCGTGTGAGAAGACCTTTCGACGAAGATTCTATCAGATCGAGGTAATGCCATAGTCCGCAAGGACGATGGTCACTCCCCCTTTCCGATAGTGTCAATAAGGTAGGCCTCTTTACCTATCCTGAGAAATTCTTCCTCTAACCGCCCATAACGGGCGAGAATCGGAATAGTTTCAGGGATAAGATCTACTGATCCAATATCAGGTCGATTTTCTAGACCCGTGATCTCAATAGTGAGGTTCAGTGCTAGGTTACCTAGCGCCGGACCCTCCTTGTTGTAATCAAGGGCTCCTTCGTCTACGAAAGCCTGAAGAGCGATGTTCCCGACTATGCTAATAGCTTGGTCGAGTTCTAGCTCTGGGCATGGAATCTTAAACTGCCTAATGATGTCATTAAGACCATCATTAGCCGGTTGGACTCCACGGATAATTTTCATTACCCGTTCGCAGATAAAGGACCTGTCTTGTAACTTTCGACTCCTTACAGAGTTGAAGCCGAGACAGTTCTGATAAAACGACCTGACACTCACGGGGATCCCATCCGTCGAAACCCAGCCTCTTACCTCTTCTTCTATTAGGAGATTAACCAAAAGATAAAATCTCTTGGATGATTCCTTAAGAGAAGAAATGGGAAAAGGAGTGATCTCAACGGAATTAAGAAACAATCGTTTGGCAAACTCAAAGAGCTTATCAGACTCATGCGTCTTAATTTCTGAGATTTCAACCCCTAAGGACTGGATAACATCTCTATATTTCATAGCTAGATTATGGTCTCCAATAAGGACATCATCACCTAGAATGACATATTTCGATGTCTTCCAATCGATGCCTAATTTCCTGCACGAGTAATACATCACATAGTGATGCGCTACCGTAAAGGAATTTCAGGATGAGTAGGCCCCCATAGGGTTTCTAACCGCATAAAAGACCTTTTTACGGGTATTATGTGATTTGAAATCAAATGGTAAACCTACCATAATGAAATTTCAGGCATTGACATAATCCTTAGGAAGGATTCCTTCAAGAACATTACTAATAGTTAAGATGGGGAATCTATCAGTCGCGG